GCCCGTGTGCGCGTAAAAAGGACTGAACCCAATGATGCTCAGCCACGCGGGGCGTCCAGATGGAAGATTTTTAAACCTATTGAATTTTAATATTATGACTGACGATTATTTAGAAAAGGCTTTAAGCCGCATACCCTCCTTGACCGGGAAGGACAAAAAAGACAAGGGGCCTTTCCAGCCCCGGTTTCCTGAGACCGCCAAGTTTGAAAGCGGTATACTTAGAACGAAGAGTGACCCAAACGCTGTGGGTGGTATATCATCAGGAAAGCAAGACGTTGGGCGTAGGTCTTATGGCACTTATCAGATTCGGTCACAGGAGATTGCTAATTTTGTAAGAGGCCTCCCGGACACTGCCCCTTATAAAAAACTGAAGAGTTTAGTCACTGATCAAAAAGACCAGACTGACGCTTTTAATGCTGAGCATAAAAAAGTCGCCGCTGACCGCAACAAAGAATACGGGACCTTACAGGAGGATTTTCGTATTGCGACAGGCTTGGGAGCTCAGAAACGCGTAGTGAGCAACTTAGGCATTCAAAAACTGTCCAGATACCCGGACAGGTTCATCGATTATATGTTCGGGTTCGTTAACCAATACGGCGCTACACTAGCCCCTAAGGCCGCGGTAACGATGGGCAAGGACCTCAGGGTATTGGCGGAACAGAAAGGCGAGCCCATCTCAATGAACGAGATCGTAAACACGATGTCCGACTACCGTGTAAAAAACGCGCATATTAATTTTGCTAAGATACGCAAAAAGTTTGGAGACAAGCCAATACAAAATCTACGCAAAAGGTTTGAGAACGAGCGCAAGTCTTTCAGCGACCCCAAGGAAGACTTCACGCCCACTGTGCAAGAAGATCGCTCACCCCTGAGGGGCGTGGACGCGTCTCAGACAGGGGGGCAAAAGCCGCACGCGGAAATGCCTTTCAAGAACATGATCCGTTCCTTAGGCGAACACGTAAGGTAATATTCATGGGCCTTCCCCACATCAGGAAACGGTTCAAGGACATCAAGGACATCGTGGTGTATTCGCCGTCCGGTAAGGACATCGAGTTAGCCCACAAACGCTCGTGCAGGCTTGGCGCTTCGGGAGCCTTAGTCGCGGGCATGAACGCAAGGATGGCAGGGTTCTTGGGTGAAGTAGCCGTGTGCAGATTTCTGGGGGTCCGGAGCCGTTACGTAGGAAATAAAAAATACCCGTATGATATCGTGTATAAGAAACAAAGGATAGAGGTAAAAAGTAAAACCTGTCAGTCCCGGCCTGCCCCCAACTTTGATGCTTTCGCAAACGCGCCAAAGGGGGCTATTCCAGATAACGACATATATTTTTTCACGCGCGTAAAAGGAGATTACCAGAGCGTCTACTTATGTGGGTGGCTCCCCTCGCCTACGTTTTTTGACGAGGCAGAGTTCATACCGAAAGGCACTTTTGACGATACTGGTTTCCTGCACAAAATGTGCGGCTACCATATTAAAATAGGGGACCTGTCTCCCGCTCGGGCGTTCAAAAAAGAGTATTAACCGTAGGGGCTTTCGTCGTCCGGAGTAGATATGTAGAACGGGAAATTATCACCGCCCGCGCCAGCAACATTAAACCAGAAATACTCGGTCGCTTCCTCGTTCGTCATGTCTTCTTCCAGAACGGCTATGCACTTCTCAATGGAATAAACAGCCCGGGGGCCTCCCTCGGCTTCCATGTGCACCCCCAAGAACGCCTCATCCAGCCCGTCCGGGATAAGGATGTCTACCTTGATATCCAGATTATCTACAAAGTTGTCTATCTCTTCTCGTGTCATACTATTACTGCTTCCTCCTTCTTAGAGGCTCCGATATCATACCGCTCCTCGAGGTTGATTGTCCAGAGCTTTCCTCCCCCAAACCCTATCGAGGACACTGGTCGAATTGATTTATTAGCCTTGCTGGTCTCCTCCAGTATTAACATACCGCGACGCACTGTTTCAAGGTTGTTAGACATCCCAACGTTCTTACCATCGTTGAACGCGTGCAGTCCTACCTGAAACTCGGTAAGGGTTCCTGTCCACGTCATATTTCCGTCAGCGTCGAATGAGCTTTTGTCGCTCTCGTCTACCCAAGCTCGTGCCTTCTTGGCAAAGAACTCCACAAGTTCTGCGACCGAGCTCCTGCTTGAATTGTCGTATGCCGCGCTGGCTATGGTCTTATCGATGAAACTAATGAGCCCATACCGGGCATATCCCTTAACCTTAGCCGGGACTTCCCAGTCTAGAATGTAGCGGGCGAAGTAAGGTAGCTGTTCCGCTATCGTTGCTTCGAGCTCATCGTTGGGAGGAAACTCACTGTTCGCGTCATCGCGAACCCTGAGGGCTATAATCTTATCCCTGTTGGAAGAGTCCAGTGAGGGGATAACCGACAGGCTGTTAGCGTCCAGATTGACTGAGAGCATCACACGGCCTGTCCAAGGGATGGTGACCGCGTCAGCATACTTGGCGTTATATTCAATTCGGGGGTTGGCGACGATGCGCTTAATTACCTCTGTCGCCTTACGTTGGTCTTGAAAGCTGGCCGCGCTCACCGTGTCGTCTATGACCCACGCCGCCTTGCCTGCAAGGTCCTTGTTGAAGTTAGTCAGCCCCGCCGCGTAGTCACTAGCGTCAGCAAACCCGCCCATAAGGGACGCTATGATCCTGTTAGACAACAGGCTCTTACCCCGGTTAGTAGGACCTACGAAGATCATGCATTGGCCCTGATCACGCCTCTTGTATAGCACGGCCTCATACGCACGCTTGATCCACGCTTTGAGGACGTCTGTCCCCTCGACAAACATTTGGTCAATAAGGCCTAGTATCAGGGGGCATTTTGCCGGGTCTCCGCTATCAGCTGGTTGAACAGGGTCCACGTTCGATGTGTTCAGGATGCGGTGCGAGTTATATTCAACCACGCGCTCGTCTGAGAACACGACAGGAGCAACCTCATCGATTCTGTTTTCGTTACTAATGGCCAGTATGGCGAGCTCTACTTCGCTACAGGGCTTTCCTTTCTTGGGTCTCGCAGAGAAACCGTCCCTACGCAGTTCCATTATTAGTTGATCCCGGGGGACCGTAACGGCCCTACCGTGGTTGAGCTTATAGAAGTTTTTACCGTTGAACCAATACTGGTCGAGCAGTGATCCATATTTTTTTGTCTCGTATTCCTCCACGAACTTGGGGCCGAGCAGGTCACTCCACGACAGGAACCCTCTCCCGTCTCTATCGGAGTAACAGACTATGCCTTCCTCTGTAACCTGACACCCCTCCCTCTCGACGAAGGGCTCGACCCAAAACAGAGGGCCCCGCGCACCTACCGAGAAATCCCCATCCCACCTGTCGGGCCACCTTTCTTCAACCTCCTTTGCGATTGCCTCTATGGGGATAGCAGTAGCCCCGGTCTTTGGGGGAGACTTAGACGCGGCTTTAAGTAACGCGGTCCGGTATAGGGCAGGCTCCAACGGCTCCCCCACCTTGACCCACTCTGTCCCCAGCTCAAAGTATTTGGTCGGCTCTAGCGTAGTCTTATCAAACCCGGCGAATATTCTCTCCACGCCAAGAAGCGCGGCCAGCTCCTTCATAAAGGGACCGTATAACTCCGGGGCGATGGGGAGCTTTTTCTGGAATTCATACACGGTCCTGATGTAACCGGAGTTGGTCCGCGTCCGCCACGTAGGCATCGCTCCTTTGTGGTTGGCTTCTATCTGTTTGTCAACGATGTCCCAGTCGAGCGGTGCGTCGTAATCAATGGCAAAGCCCGTCATAGCATTGACTGGGTTATCTTCCGAGATACGCTCGCCCGGCGAGTCTCCCTCAGCTAGTGTGTAGAACACATGGTCCGTATCAGATTTTTTACACCACTCTCTAAACTTTGCCTTGGATTCAAAGTCAGGTTTGTTCGGCTCAATAGTCGACGGGTCTTCCAGTTTGTGGGCTTTATGGTCTCGTAGGTTTTTTAGGTATCTCATTACTTTTCGTATCTGTTTAGAACTTTGCCTTCTGCGTCCAGAGGGATATCGGGAATCCACTCGGGTGGTGTTTTAAAAATCTCAATTATTTCTGCGAGGACCTCGTCCGCCTTGTCCTTATCAGTCTCGATAACGACCTCGTCGTGGACGTGACATATAATGTCCAAGCCCCGGTCGTGCATCCTTACGAGCGCGTCGGCGAACACGTCACGCGCGAGCGCTTGGGACGCGTTCTCCGCGAGTAGCCCGCCGTAAACCTTGACCGGGCGTCGCGCAGAGTTTTTTACTATGTGGGCGAAGTAATCGCGGGCGGGCCTTTCCGGGTTCCCTTCCCGCGGATGGGATTGGATCACACCATAGTTCAGATTGCGTCCTGACGGTAGCTTCGTGATATACTTTTTATCTATCAGGTTTGACTTACCCAACGCCCGGGAAAGCCTGTTCCAGTATCCCACTACCTTGAACATTTTATCGCGGTATAACTTAACGGCATCCGCGGCCTCGTCCTCGCTCATGCCTGATA